TTGTCCTATAGCTTCAAAAGGAAGTGTAATAGACATATCTTGTTGTGTAGTAGCACCAATAATATTGATAGTAGGCTCATGTACATAAACACTTTTACCATGAAACTTTGGATGTTTATAGTGATCAAGATTATCCCATAGATTTGTTAGCAGCCGTATAAAATCTACATTACCACGTATAAAGTCACCAAATTCATCAGCTATAACATATATTTCACTAGGTGTACTAAAGTTTAAGTTCTCAAAATCAACACCATCAATTTCTATTTCGCCATTAAGCGCCATCATTTCACCGAGAAACTTCTCTGGACTAATACGATCTGGGCCTAGCTTATCAAACTCAATTGCTTTTAATACGTTCTTTGCGGGTTTTAAAGCTGCTCCTTTACGAGCACCAGGATTCCCAACAAGCATAATATAATGGTTAGGATAAATGTTGCTATGCCCAAATGGAAAGTATACCGAACGCCCAAGCAAAGCAGCTATAGTGCTAATAGCCATCCAACGATGGTAAATCCTAGGAGATTCAGTAGGGCCAACATAATCAAAATACTCCTGGTAAAAGTTGTTAGCCATCCTTAAGTGCCTTCCATGTAAGTCCATGCTTCCAATCTACCGGTATGGATAGCATGTCATCATGGATGCGCACAGGATTATTCATTGCTTCAAGTATAAGCGGACGATATTTATCTTCAAATCCTTGTTTATATTGTCCGAAATTACTATCATGTATCTGGGCCTTCAACCGTAATTCTGTAGGATTAGCTACGACAAGTTTATAGACTTTCCAGAATCCTTTATTAAGAATAACTACACTTAAATTTTGTTGTGCATGTGCTGAAGCACCCATCATAATCTTATGATTATTGACAATATCACCAAAGAAATAACGTGTATAACCTCCAGGACTTATAAACTTATGTGTACGTAAAATCTCTCGTCTAACTTCATTATGAAAAACATGCACTTCAGGAAAGCGTTTATGATAAATACTAAGAAGATATGTAACAAACTTACGTAGATCATCTACCTTCATGTGTAAAAGTGTTGCAGATACTAATATTTCTTTAACTCCTACTGTGTTAATATAACCATCAACACCCATCATATTATGAATACCATGTATAATACGTTTCATAACACGATCTCGAAATTCTTTTGTTACTTGTTCATAAGGAGTACCAAAGAAAATAGTTGCAAGTATTTTATAGAAATCTCTCTTATCGTCAGCGAGTGCATCTTTAAGTAACTTACAAGATGAAAAATATGCAACACATCTAGCTTCACTTTTACTGTTATCTGCTTCAAATAGTTCCCAACCATCATCAGCAATTAGCATCTCTTTAGCATATTCAGGTATATTTTGTATTTGTGTTCCGTAGTTTTTCCATTCACCTTCTTCATCCCGTAATGTAAAGTTACTGGCATGACTACTAAAACGCGCAGTATCAGCAGCAAATGGACCAAGTTGATACATTAACCGTCCATTAAGTTGCGCGAATTTGAAGTATGTTCCTATAGCTTTAGCTTCTCCACGATAGGTCAGTAGGTCATCGACAATGCGGGTAAGAAGTGGATGCTGTTCCATTACACGTTTTAGCACCTTCTCATTCGTACTTTTTACCTCAGTTACATTACCATGCTTATCCTTTTTCTTTGTGGTAAGTGTGCGCGCACCTATGATATCATAGAGGAAAGTTGCTACCTGCTTAGGACTACCAGGATTGAAGTTCGGATCAGCTGCCATGATCTGTAAGTTCTTTAAGGATTGACTTAGTTTTGTTGTAGCGGATGCTAAGACTTTTTCGCGTGCCTTGTTATCTACAAGTATCCCTTCAAAGGCACAATAAAGACACGGAAAGGTAAGTTTATAAAGCATTTGATAATTCTTAAGTGCATATTCAGGATATTGTGGCATCATATATAATAATGCACGAAGTGTCCACCAAGAGTCTTTAGCGCAATATCCCCAATAAGCTCGAATATCTTTGTTCTTACGTGCGAGGTCTGCTTCATGTTTCCAATAGTAGTAGTCATAGCAATACAAGGATGCAGTGAAGTCCAGGGTTTTAGGAAGCTCACTGTATTGGCTATGGGCTAGACCCATTACATCAATGACCAGATTGTTGGGCCAAGCATGATAGCGAATTAGATAAGCTGCATCATATGTATTGTTAAACATCATCTTAGGTATCTTATTCATACATATACTTTGCATACATTGTATAGCCCAAGTATATGTATGAGGATTGTCAAAGTGATCTAATCCGAAGTCTATAAATGGTATAACACAAGTATAAGTTTTATTAGGCGCAAGAAGTCCGGTAAAACTTATACATGTAATGCGACTATACTCGTCAGTTTCAATGTCAATACTTATAAGTAAAGCTTTTTCTAGTATCCATTCGGCATCTACAAAATCATCAACGGTTTCGAGCACCTTGAATTTTAATTGTAATGGTTTCTTATCTAGAAATGCGAGCTTTGCTATGTCTTGTTCAAGAAGAAAACGACCATATTTAATAGTGTGGAGTTGTTCTAGTGGCGCTATTACAAGTACAGGTATGGAGAAGTTAAGACGACTTCCCCGAAAGGTGCTGAGAGTGGCGCCGGCTTTATTAGGCGTTTGTACAAGATTCTGTAAAGTTCCTTCATTTGCTACAATAACAGCATTAGCATGTCCCTTCTTTGCAGTAGCAAGTAAGTCGCTGATACCGTATGTAGCATGACTCGCAATAGCTTGGATATTATGTTTCTTCAGTATACTTCCTAGTATCGGAAGGCGTTCCTTTTCCTCTTTGCTATAATTAACAAGAACTAGCACGGCTAAATATCCCTAATTATCCGTTCCGCTGTAGCAGCATAGCCTGCTATGTCAACCCAACTATCCATGTGCTGTTGATTGGTAGCTACGCGCGCGATTTTCTGTAGTATGTTGAGAGCTGCAATATCTATAGTGTTTAGATGTGCTGAACCATTCTGGTGTATTATTTTAACACCAATGTAAGCATTCCATAGCTCTGCGATGTTCTGAAAGTGCTGAGAGGGATGTCCGTAGTCTTTACTACGTTGACCATAGACGAGAGTTTCAGCAGTGGATAGAACTGTTCCATGCGCAGGACTGTTTATCTGATTACCTGCTTTGCTTTGTTTCATAGCACTCCTTACTCTTTGCTTGCTGTGTTAAAAGGAAAAAGAGGACAAGCTGCATGGAGTGTCCAACAACATACAGCTTGTCCTTAAAAGCCTGCACCTAACGGGAGGGAAAGGTGCAGGAGTCTGTTACAGCTGTGCTTCGTCTGTAACTGGTAGTCCAGCAGCTTCCAAGGAAGGTTCTTGTTCTTTCGACATAACACGCACTTGCACATTGGTGTATGTCTTGCCGTCGTCGCCTTTGGTATCCTTCAGTTGGATCTTGGCCTTGAAGGTGTAGCTACCATTGCTCAGCTCTTTCAGCACATTAGCAACAGTCTGCTTACCTATGTCACCAAGAATAGACTTTGCCTTGGTTTTCCAGTACTTCAAGCCTTGATCGTTGAACATGAAGCGTTCACTGAACTTGTCACCAATCTTCGGTGACTGCTCGTTAGCATCTTCCAGCTCGATCACCTTGTCAATACTGTAGTAGTGAGCAAAGCGTTTGCGATTCTCGCTTGGCTTGCCATTGCGTGCCTTGGTCTTGTAGGCTTCAATGCAAGCCTTTGTTACTGTAAGGACATAGAGCCCATTGGGGGGAGTAACAAACCCCGGTGCGTCTTCAATGGTATCGAAGTCCATATCCTCAACGCTATCAAGATCCAATAGCGTTTCTTCGCTGACCTGCTTCTCAGCTTGAGCGAGAGCCTCAACAGTTCCAGCTTCAGTACCTATTGTGCCATTCGTCATTGCAGTTCTCCTAAAAGGAAGTGGTGAAATGGTTAAAGGATTATAAAGTGTGCTGAATACCAGCACTTGGCTTACGCCTTTAGCACGTAGCATGTAGCATTATGTAGNANTAAGTATTTTTTATATCTNNTNTTAGTGCTTCTATAAAGTTTACAGGTTTAGTGGAAGCATTGGTTATGGGTCCTTTAAGTTGTGCAAATAATACAGATAGATCAAGATATTTTTGCTCTTCCAGCATCCAACCTCCGCGGCTGCCGGTAAGCACATCTTGACGATATGTAGATCCAGTGCCCCCAACATGTCTACCTAACTTCTTCTGTAGGTAAGCTATGTGAGTGAAATACTTTCCGCACTGGAGACTGAAATTCTTGGTTCCGATTACAGGATAGTAACGATCTACTTCCTTGTCATTCTCCACAGTTGTTATAGTTAGTTCGTGCGTGGTTAGGATGTAGTTAGTTCGCCGCGCTCCTTGCACCGTTAACAATACATCGGTAAGCACTAAACCT